AAGATTCAGGTCACCAATCGGGTAGCATCTACAGAGGGGACACAAGAATCTGCTCCTCGACAATCGGTGAGAAAGGAAACAGAAACCGTTGGGGTACTCCAAACTCCCATCTCTAGTGAAGCCCTTCCCTCCGTTACACCTATGAGTTCATCGTTAGCTACAACCGAAGTGGTAGGGGAATTAAATGGGGTGATAGGAGATATAGAAAGGAATAGAAGAATAACCGAAAGTATGAGAAGATGATGATGATAAGCTGGGTTAAATTTGTATTGGGCTCTACACTCATTCTTTTGGGGGCAGGAGCAGTTATCGTGACTGGGTTGGTATACTTTCCCATTTGGTTACTTCGGAGGGATAAGAGGTGGATTTAACACTATATAATAACTATTGGTTAGTTCCCGCAAAATGTGGTAGCCGTCATATAGATAAGTTATTAGATATTAAAACACAATTAAATACACAATTTCCGTTGGATTGGGATGAGTTTATAAACGATACGGAAAATCATAACAAAATAATGATTCCTTCGGAACATATATTCCATTATTGGAAACTACCCATTACACATATAATATTAAGGGAGCCGATGGATTTATTACAAGCCGCATTACATACCGATATATCCGGACATCATAAAAATTTAATAAAAGATGGGGGTGGGTTTATTTCTACTAATTTGGAATTAAGGGAATGGTTATTGAAATATACTACATTTGGAACGGGGCATTGGTCACCCACACTATATAAGGGATTGTGGTATTTGTTTCAAATGAGACCAAATATACAAATAGTTCCATTAAGGGATTTAACCCGTTTTCTTGCTAAAAATGGTATTGTTGGTGCTACTGGTGCATACACTCCATCCGATTATAATTTTTCGAAATACGGTCCTTCTCGTACGGATATAATCAATTCCATAAAGATAGTGTTTCCCGAGATATGGTCTAGGATACTAAATGCTATAGAGGAAGAAACTAAATACTATGATTATATATGTGATAGAAAAATACTGGAACTACCGAAAATAAAAAAAATTAGAAAAAAGGTGAGATTAATATAACTATCAATTGAGGTATAAAAATTTTTCTTAAAAAAGTTCGACGGAGGTCCCCCAACCCCCGCCGATAAAAAATATGTGTTATGCTTTTACTAATACTTTGGTTAGGGATTCCAAAGTTCCTTTCTTCCAATAGGAGGAGTTGAAGTTCATAAACTGCTCCCAAAGAGTATTACCTACCATAGGTCTAGAGTAGTTAGAAGGGTCAAAGGTATTCCACTCATTCAACCAGTATTCTACTGAATCCCACTTTGGTTTATTTTCTACGAAGATGTAAGATGGGAAGTAATCCATTTGAGTTCCGTTATCTGTTAGAACCTCATCGTTTCTGTATTCGTAACAATCATACATTCCATCGAATCTACCAGCTTTAAAGTTGTAGGAGAATAGTTGGATATCGTTGTAGATGTTGGTGGAGACTGGAGAACCATCTGCTTTACTCACATTGATTCGTACTGAAGAACCACCACTATAGACATCGGAATTAGCCCAAACTACTATGGAGTTTCCGTACTTTTGTTTTGCGTATTGCTTAATCACACTCGCAGTGTTTTTAGCATTCATATTGATAAATGGTTTGTTGTTATCCCATTTTTTGGTCTGTAGGGAAGCAGATGGAAGTTCAAAAGTCATTTTGTTAAATCCGAATTTCATTTTCTTACTCATTTTTAGGGGGGTTTTAGGGGTTATCTCTTATTACTCTATAAATGTACGAAAAGTTTCTCACAATTCCAAGAGCTTGTGAAAATATTTTTGGATTATTTTTAATATTTTTTTGCAGCTTGGATGTGTGATATTACACTCTTTAATCCACCTTTCAGATACCCAGTCTCAAATGCCAGTTGGGAAAGGAGTTCGGAAGAGTGTTCCCTCGAAGCAGGTTCTGCTGCCATCAATGTAGAGTGGATAGTGGATTCAATTGAGTTAACTAATTCGATTAGTTGGGCTTTGGTGTAAGTTTTGTAATTATACATACGATTTGGGGTTAGGGGTTTAACTATTATTACTCTACTAATCTACGAAAAAAGACCGAATAATCCTAGCTTTTTCTAACATTTATTTTTCAACTCCTAACACCCATTGGAGTGTAGCAATTGCCGTTCTTATTTTTAGTATGTTGATATCATGTAGAATATCTTCCCGCATTTCTCGTGCCAGTTCAACCTCTAACTCTGCAATTTCTATTAGAATATCCGTTTCGTTTTTCATATAGTGTATTATTTCATAACAAATCCAATGTACAAAAAATGAAAATAAAAAACAAGCTTTTAATCAGTTATTTTGGAAAATTTAATAATTATTAGTATATTGTTATACTCTAATCATCTACATCTATATGAATGCCAAAGTTTTATCTAGCCTAGAAAGAAGTTACATCCAATTGGATTGGAAAGAATATATTAGTAAGATAGAAATGAATGCAGAGCAGATGATTAAGATTATCGATTTAATCGAAGTTTTCAAAAAAATTAAAGGAACTAAAGAATTAGTTGTATTTAGGTTTGAAGGAGTACCTGCATACGTTACCGTTAAAAAGGAAGAATATAGTTCAATATTGGATTGGATACATCAGAGAATGCTAGATTTTGAAATTTTTGAGCAGTGTAAACGAATCGATGATATAATCAAATCTTTATGAACAAAGTATCAGAAATATTTTTAAGTTGGAGAAGAGCTGCAAACCCAACACCAGAGCAAACTATATTAGCTGGAAAACGATATACTATTTGTCAAACATGCCCATCCAAACAACCTTCAGTAGTATTTACCGAAATATGCGGTGAATGTGGGTGTCCGTTGGGTAAAAAGATATTCACACCTGTTATGGGTAGTTGCGATTTAAAGAAATGGAATAGTGTAGAAAATTTATAAAGCATATATGGATTTACAAGAATATAAAAAATGTTTATCCCAAATAGAATTGGGTAAATTAGCAACATTGAAAAATTTAATACATCATCATAGTAATATCATTATATTAGGTAATGGTGGTAGTAATGCCGTTGCGTTACATATAGCAGAGGATTACCATAAAATGTTAGGGGTTAAAGCAATTGCGTTCGGAGATACTCCTAGAATGAGTTGTTATGCGAATGATTACGGATGGGATAACGCATATCAAATGTTTTTAGAACACTTTGTGGAGGGCGATACATTGGTAATATTAATATCATCATCAGGTAATTCAAAAAATATACTGAATTGTGCGAAGTATTGTGTAGATAACTCTATTGATATGATTACAATGTCGGGTCATTCCGAAAAGAATAAATTGAAATCCAACTTTGGTAGTCATTCAAAATTACATTTTTGGGTAGATAGTAAAGATTACGGAATTGTTGAAGGATTGCACGAACTAATTTTACATTCTGTAATTTAATAAGTTTCATTAGTTAGACAAAAAATTTATGGCATCAAATATATCAACAAAACATAGAGAATTGACAGAACAAATAGCAGACCAAAAACGACCAAAAGGTTCTATTAAATTTCAACTTCAGTTAAATGAAGAACAAAAACAAGCCAAAGAAAAGATTTTATCAAATGCAATTACCATATTGAGTGGTAAAGCAGGTAGTGGTAAAACACTCCTAGCGTGTCAGGTTGCATTGGATATGTTATTTAAGAAAGAAGTTAAACAAATCATCATCACAAGACCTACCGTATCCAAAGAAGAAATTGGATTCCTACCAGGTGACCTTCGCGAAAAGATGGAACCTTGGATGCAGCCAGTTTATGCAAACTTTTATCAACTTTACAACAAACAAAAAATAGATGAGATTTTAAAAGATGGGACAGTAGAAATTGTACCCCTTGCATTTATGCGAGGTAGAACATTTTTGGATTCATTTATTATTGTAGATGAGGCTCAAAATTGTACTAACGAACAAATGGAAATGATTACATCTCGTTTGGGATTGAGAAGTAAAATGGTGGTGTGTGGTGATACACAACAAGTAGATTTAAAATCAAAAGGAGAAAGTGGATTTAAGTTTTTAGTATCTGCTGCAAAGAAGATTAAGGATATGGATTCACATACCCTACTTACCAACCATAGACATCCAGTAGTTGATTCCCTATTAGAAGCATACGATGCGTTTTATGCGATTGCATCAAATATATCTGGCTCAATTAAGAATGGTAAATAATGAGAATATTAATAATAGCGATGGGTAGAAGTGGTGGATACTCTTTACTTAATTGGATTGGTTCAGAAAAAAGGTATGAAACTATTCATGAACCAACAATGGATAATGGGGATATATTGAGTATTTATAAAATACGATTATTGGCTAAAAACAAAAACAATACGGTAGTAAAATATTTGATTAGTGAAATAGAAAATGAATTAGATACGTTCGATTGGAGTAATTGGGATAAAATTATTGGTTTGATACGAAATGATACACGAGAGTGTGCGATATCACACTGCTGGGCATTGGCTTCTAACATTTGGAGAGATTGTTATGAAATAACTAATGAATGGATAACAGAAAATGAAGAAGAAATCAAAAAGGAGGAATCTAGATTACAAAAAAACAAAGAGTTAATATCTAATATACCACAAATTGAATTATTAATATCATACGAAAATATATATTGTGAAAATCTATATCAAAGTAATGTAGATATTGATAAATTAACTAACTATCTAGAAATTAAAAAAGTAAAATCGTATTCTCTATTAGATAATAGAAATAGATTACGAAATACAATTGATATTAAACCAAAACAAAACTTAATATAGAATAATAATCATTTATTTGTAATACTCATATTTATACAGGAATAAACGAATAAACACAACACTATGAAAGGAACACTATTTTCCGCAGATTTTGTAAAAGACTCAACTGGTAATTTGAGATTATTGGAATTAAATACCGATACTGGATTCTGGAGTAGTTCAGTATCTCAACTTGATTTTACTGAATTCTTTTCAATATTATCTGATAATAATATCGATTCATTGGAGGTAATTCACAAACCATTCCAAAGTGGGTTTTTAACTTTTTTATCTCAAAGTATTCAATCACAACCTAACATTACCTCATTTGTTATATACGAAGAAGATATATCAACTGTTTATCCAACAAATGTTGAAGATTCTGATAATAAATTTATATTAAGATTAGCGTATGATGAATCTGCTGTATTTGATAGTGAATATTGTAAATCATCATTTGAATTACATAAATTATTTATAGATGCATCCGAAACTGGTTCAATACCTTCTATGTATATTTCATCATCGGAATTTTTTTATGATGGATTACAAAGAGTTGTTAATTCCGAAAATATACCGGATATTGTTATAAAAGATGAAACTTATGCTAGATATCCATTATCTTTTTATAAAATACAAACACAAGATGGTGTAAGTTTAGAAAATTCGTTTGATTCATTTATATCTCAATCATATATTGAATCTAATATTTTAATGAATTATGAAGATACCGATGACATTAGACATAAATCAATTCGTACATTTAACATAATATATGGTTCTGAATTAGATGTAATAAATTTGGTAACAATTGAACCTACTGCAGTTTTTGAAAAACCAGAATCTTTATCTTTTATTGATGAATCTAACCTTTCATCTAAACATTATTATGAATTTACAACAAACTTTCCTAAATTTATTACTGATAATTCATGGGGTGGTATTTTTGAAGAAGAATTAATTAGTGATTCGGATGGAAATCCTGTACAAATATCTGATGTTGAAATTGGCGGTTCTTATAAATCTTTTTGTATAGAAGGAACACCTGATACCGATAGTGTTATGGTATTTACAAGTTGGAGTTATCCTGGACAAACTTTACCAAGTGGTTCTTATGTTACATCTTCGGTTTTAATAAATAAAATAGAACAATCACTTCCAAATAATCTAGTATCTCATTTATACTATGGTAGTGGTTCGTTTAGAGCAAATGGTGGTCAACATATTCTTATTTATGATAGTGTTTCTGATTTAATTAGATACGAAGAAGTTGCAGGAATTATACCAGGAGAACATAAGGTATTCAAATTAGATGGTAATCTTATTGATATTACTGATAATGATTTTGAAGTTTTAAACGAAGAAGGACTTTCAACTTACATTTTAGATTTGGAAGAAACTGATACATTTGCATTATATGATAATGATATCAATATTAAGATTGTAACCCACAACTGTTTCCCAGCAGGAACTCGTATATTGTTAAATGATGGTACATATAAAAACATTGAAGATTTAACTACTACTGATGTTTTACTTACTTACAATAATGAACAAGGAAAATATGGAGCAGGTACGGCTACAAGTATTCGTGTTTCTACTCAAAATGAACTTATTTATATTGTAACTGAAAATGGTGATGAAGTTAAAAGTACACCTTTACATAAATTTTATGTTGAGGAACACGGATGGTCTCACGCACAAGATATTAAAGTAGGTAATTTGTTATTTAATAAAGATGGTATTCTTGTAAAAGTTAAATCAATTGAATCTTTAAAAGGTGAATTCAAAGTATATCACTTAATTGATGTTAAAGATAATCATACTTATTTTGCAGAAAACATTTTAGTTCATAATAAAGTTACAACAACAACATCGTGTTTCACTGCTGAAACCAAAGTTGAAATGGAAGATGGTAGTTTTAAAAATATTATTGATATAGAAATAGGAGATTGTATTTTAAGTTACAAAGACGGTAAATATGTAAGAGGTGTTGTAACTGATAAATTAATACACCCTACAAATGATGTTGTTGAGGTTGTAAAATATAAAGGAATGATTTCCGATAGATTACATCCATTCTATGATAATGGAGAATGGAAACCAATTTTTGAAGCACCAGGTGTTGAATTAGGTATTCAATATGTGGATAATTTTTATAATTTAGAAATAGATGGTAATCTTTTATTTGAAAGTGAGCATAACTTTATAGTGGAGGATTTTGTGGTTTCTGGTTTAGGGGATAATGAATTACTAAATAATACTCTTAAAAGACAAGCAGTTTTTCAATAACTTATTAATAAACAAAAATAAAATGGCAACAATATATAAAAAAATACCGGTTCAAGAAGTAGCAAATACACAAATATCATTAGCATCATCTGATGATAAATTAAAAGCAATGAATATAATTACTACCTTTGTAAATTTATTTAAACAAAAACATCTATAATACATTAAGTTATTTATGGATAATGTTTTATTTTCAAAAGAAGATTGTGAATATATAAAATCTTTTTGGGATGATTTTAATTCAATAGATGGTGTAGTATATCGAACAACCAATGGCAATTACCGTAAAGATACTACTACCGTAATAAATGGTGCAACTACTGTACAATTACAAACGGAAAACGGTAGAATAATTACCATCAAACCAAAAAATGCAAAATTAAAATTTTTAGATTTGTTTAACAAAGAATTAATAAATTTTATTTTAAGTAGATTATCAAAAATCGGTATAAAATCTATTTTAAATAATCAGGTTAAAATAACAAAATATATTGAAGGTGATTTTTTTGCGCCTCATCGTGATTTTAGAAGCATAGATGAATTTGGTTGTACATATAAAACTTTAGTAATCCAATTATCAGACCCTAAAGATTATGTTGGTGGATATTTATATGTTAAGGATGTTCCTCAATCCAAAGAACAAGGGTCATATTCTTTATTTTTAAGTTCGGATATACATGAAGTAAAACTATTAGAAGAGGGTATTAGATTTAGTTTAACTATATTTTTATATGAATCCGATTTTTCTTCTGCTAAAAGTAAATTATTATAATTTATAAAAAAATTATGATTAGATTTATTTGTGCACAACCATCCGAATTATACTTTGCATGGCAAATAGAAGTCATGCTTAATAATTTTATGGAAATGGGGGTGGACCTTCAATGTGTTGATATAGTTTGCACAAAAAAAAATAATAAAATACCAGAAGTATGGAAAAAATTATCAAATGGGTATAATGCTAGATTTTTTTTCTATGAGGATACTCGTATAACAAAACATTATATTTCTTCAATAAGACCTAATATTCTTAAACAACATTTTAAATTACATCCTAATTTAAAAAATGAAACCATATTTTATCACGATTGTGATATTATATTTAGAGTTCCAATAAATTGGAATCAGTTTGAAAACGATGATATATTTTATGGTTCTAATACACATTGGTATATTTCGTATGACTATATAATTTCTAAAGGCAAAGATGTTTTTGATAAAATGGTTAAAATAGTAGATATAAATCCACAACTTGTTATCGATAATAATAATAATTCAATCGGGGCACAGTATATTTTAAAAAATATAGATGATACTTTTTGGGAAAATGTGGAGCGTGATTGTGAAAATTTATATAAAAAAATAACCCAATTAAATAACAAGAAAAAACAAGAAAATCCATCTTATCATGAATTACAAATATGGGCAGCAGATATGTGGTCTGTACTATGGAACATTTGGAAGGGTGGATATAAAACACAATGTCATCCCGATTTAATGTTTGTTTTTGCAACATCAAGTGAGGATTTTTATAATAGATATAACATAATGCATAATGCAGGAGTAACCAATTCTAATATCAATTATTTTAATAAATCAAACTATAAAAAATCACTCCCATATAACTTAAATTTAAAACTAAAAGAAAATACTGCATCTAAAAAATACTATGAGTGGATTCAGAAAACTGAAAAGAAAAGTGTTTTATTAAAAAATAATAGTTTAATTTAAGTAAAACAATGCCGTATATATTCTAAAGGAAACAAAAAAATTAATTCAATGAAAGTAGCAATAACAGGTCATACTCAAAATTTAGGTAAAGAACTTTATACCCTACTCAAAAAAGAAAACGAAGTTATTGGATTTTCAAGAACCAATAATTATTCATTAGAAAATTACGAAAAAATAATACAAGATGCTAATGAATGTGATGTTTTTATAAATAATACATATCATCCAATTTATCAACAAAAATTATTTGAAGAACTTTTTGAAGAATGGAAATATAAAGAAAAAACTATTTTTAATATACTAACATCGGCTATTCTTAATAATGGTAGTATTGATGAGTATAGAGAAAGTAAATTAAATTTACAAAAATCTTCCATTAATCTAATAAATAAACATCACAATATGAAATTAAGAGTTGTGAATTTATATCCTACTACGTTAGAACATAACAAAATAGTTACATCTAATAAAATAAAATTTTCAGAAATTTTTGATATAATAAAATTTCAACTATTGTTTCCATCTCATTTAAAACTTACACATATATCTATATTGAGAACTACTATATCTAATAATGCTAAATATGGTAGTACTATATCTAGTAATAAAACTTTATTATAAAATTATATGATAAATTTTACAAAAGAAGAATGTAAAAAAATAATTTCACTTCAAAGTGTATTTAAAAAACATACATCTGATGAATGGTGGGAAAGTGATGAAACAAAATACTTTGCTTGGCATGTAGAACGAACCGATTTAACGGAATGGATTTTTGTAAGATTAATGGAATACATTGAACAACATACAAGTATAAAATTAGTAGAACCAATTAATTTAATTCACTTACAAAATGTTCAAACAGGAAATAAATTTCAACCGCATATAGATAAAAGAAGTGAATATAATATAGGAGTTTGCTTGAATGAAGATTACGGAGGTGGAGAACTTATATGTTACAATCCGATGAAAATTTTACCAAAGATATGTGGTTCTATATATAGTTTTTATGGAAGTGGATTGCATGAAGTTAAAGAAGTAACTTATGGTGAACGATGGTCATTGATTGTGTTTATAGATAAAAAAAATATAAAAAAGAAAATATTTTAATATAATAGTATTAAAGGATGATTGATAAATCAAAATATATATGTACCGCTCCATTCTACTTTACAGAAGTGGAGGATAATAAACAATTTTTGTGCTGTCCATCTTGGCTACCAGTTGATATAAATGATGGTAGTGGTATAGTATCTAGCTTTAATTCTGAAATTTCTGAAAAAATAAGAGATAGTGTAACCGATGGTAGTTACAAATATTGTAATGAAACTTTATGTCCGTATTTAGCAAGTTTAAAAAGTAATAGAGTACCTCTTAAATTTATACCTAATACACGTGAAAATGTTGATACTTTACATAAAACCAAAAAACCTAAAGTAATTAATTTTACATTTGATAGAAGTTGTAATTTTCAATGTCCATCCTGTAGAGTTGAATTGATAAATTATAAAGGTAATGCACGATTAACTGTAGAAAAAAAACTAACTGAAATCAATAACGAAATATCACCGTTTGTTGAAAGATTAGTATTGAGTGGTTCGGCTGACCCATTTTTCTCAAAATCATTTAGACAGTTTCTTATTACATTGGATTCAACCAAATTTAAAAAATTAAAATCAATTCACTTACATACAAATGGGTCACTATGGACTCCCGAAATGTGGGAGAAGATGAGTGGAATACATTGTTATGTTAATACTTGTGAAATTTCAATAGATGCAGCTACAAAAGAAACATACGAAACTAAAACTAGAATTGGTGGTAATTGGAATGTGTTACATGAAAATTTAAGTTTTATAACAAAAATACCAACAATTAAAGAATATATTTTTTCATTTGTGGTGCAAGATACTAATTATAAAGAAATGTATGATTTTTATAAAATGATTAAATCATATATGGATAACAGAGAAAGTAAAGTAAAATGGGATATCAGAACTAATGTAATTTCGGATTGGGGTACATTCAGTGAAGCTGAATTTAAAATTAAAAATGTAGCAAATCCAGAACATCCAGAACATAATTTGTTTTTGTTAGAATTGGATAAAGTTAAAAATATTCCAAATGTATTACATAATTTTCATCATTTATACGAAACTGAAAAAACTTTAATTTAAAAATGGCAACACTTTGGACTTTTGGCGATTCAATGACGTTTGGACACGGATGTGTCCTAAACTATGAGGGGGATGACTATTATAAACAATATAAAAAAAATGATGATGATTTAATTTGGCCTGTTATATTGGCCAATAAATTGGGATATAAATTAAATAATTTGGGTAAATGTGGAGCATCTAATGATTATATATTTGATAAGATAATAAGTAATTATCATTTAATTTCGGAAAACGATATTGTAATTGTTAATAAAACTTTTTCAAATCGATTTGATATACCATCTGAAACTCCAGGTGAATTTTATACTATATGCGGAAACGTAGTCAAATCCGAAACAGGATATAAAACCACAGTTAAAAGTAAAGAAGAATATGAAACCATTGTTAATTTTTCATATTATTTTAGTGGGCATGATGTATATCGTCAACGTCATGAACAAAGATATGATTTTTTAAAATCTATAATAAAATGTTATAAATATTTTGAATTTTATACCCAAACTATTTGGGAAGATTCGAGAGCACAAAATATAAAAGATGCTACCAAAGGTAAAATGGAAGATTATCATTTAAGTTTTTTGGGACATAAACAATTTGCAAATTATGTGTACGCAGGATTGTTTAAAGAAAATGGTAAAAAGATATTATAAGAAACTGTAATTTGTAAAATTCATATTTTTTTATTATATTTACTTCTAAATGTTTTAATTATGATTATATTACCACAGACTCTAATAACTGAAAATAGCTTCAATAAATGGAAGTGTCATAAAATAGAAGTAGAAGATGGAGTAGATTCTTATCACTATTATGTTATACCATTGATAGATATAGATGATGAGGATGCTTTAGAAAATATAGAATATGCTCCCGCATTATTCAGTTCTGAATCTGATGAATTTTTTGATGAAAAAGGAAATACCGTCTACACTCTTCGATTGTTTGATGATGATTTGCCTGAATTAACTACTGAAGAAGAGGTTGAAATTCTATATGAAATTTTAACAAAGAAAAAACTTTTTATCTGATGACTAGGAAAAGTTGAAAATTTTTCGTATGTTTGGGTATTATTAATAGTTAAACTCTTTACTACTCAAGAAAATGAAACAAAAAACAGAACAAGAATTAAAAACAAATTACGAAAAGTTTCTTAAAATCCTAGAAAAGTACTTCACAGGAGAAAGATTAGAAAAACTTCTTCACATGTACTCTGAATCAGAATTAGGTGGTAACCTTATGATATCACCAGCTTCAGGTAATTTAAATTTTCATAATGCATATCCTGGTGGTTATATCGACCACATTTTTAATGTTTGTAAGAATGCAATTGCTATGAAAAATGTATTTGTATCACAGGGTGGTGTACCTGATTTTACAGATGAAGAATTAATATTTGTAGCACTACATCATGATTTAGGAAAGTTAGGAACTAAAGAAGAATTGCATTATGAACCTAATGAATCAGAATGGCATGTAAAAAATAAAGGTGAAGTATACACTAGAAATAGTAAGAACTCTTATATGGCAATTACTGACAGAACTTTCTTCTTACTTAACAGGTATGGTATTCAGTATAATGAAAATGAATATTTTGGTATTAAACTTACAGATGGAATGTATGATGAAGATAATGTAAAATATTACAAAACATTTGATTTATCCAAATATCTTAAATCAAATATTCAGTACATAATGCATTGGGCAGACCACATGAGTACTATTATTGAAAGACAAAATTACATTAAATCTAAATAATACAGACAAAGTGTCATACTTTATTTAGAGAACACTGACAATTTGTCATAATAATTTGATTGGTATAAAAATGGATACTATCAGTTTAAATTATTTGAAAACTTAAAATTAAAAATTATGTACATCACAGATTTAAGAAAATTATACGAGTTATTTGATTCTCCAAAATGGAATACTACATCATCAAATTACGCTTCATTTGTAGCGGATTATGATGTATCTCAATTGGAAGATGGTCAGCAACAACTAACTTTAAATGTTTTAGGACATGATGCTAAAAACATTAAATTAGATGTTACAGATGACAAAATTAAAATTAAAGCAAAAAAAGAAGAAGGAAGCTCTCCATTGGTTCATGATATCGATGTTACCTTTACGGTAAGCAAAGATTATGATGGAACTAAAACGAAAGCTAAATTTTCTAATGGGTTACTTATTTTAACAATTGATAAAAAAGAAGAAAGAAAGTCAAAATCAATTCCGATTACAGTTGATTAATTGAAATATTTTTTCTATATTTATGGGTGGTAAGACTAACTTATCACCTTTTTTTATTTAAAAATACTTATTAGTATGATATACGACGAAAAAATAAAAAACTTACTAGAAGCCATTGATGGTAAATTGAGAATTTTACAAAATGGAATTTCAGGTGCACAGAACTTATCACCTTCTGAAGCACATACTACATTAGCAGACGCCCGAGCATTAATAGAACGTGTAGGAGAGTTAGCTAGAATCAATCGATAATATGAATTGGCTAAAAGTATTAGTAGGATTATCTGCTATTATTGTAGCCGGATGTGCGGCTTATTTCTCTGTAACTGGTTTAGGTGTTCTCTTTGCGGGAGCATCTACATCAGTTATAGTAATGGCTTCCTCTTTAGAGTTAGCTAAATTAGTTGCTGCAACATATCTCAAACAAGAATGGGATAACATTAAAGGATTCAACAAATGGTATTTAACTTTATCTGTTGGATTATTAATGTTAATCACTTCCGCAGGTATTTTTGGATACCTTTCAAACGCATTTCAAGCACAATCACTACAATTGCAGCAAGTAGATAGAGAAATTGAGGTTCATCAAACAAAAATTGACCAAAACACCGAGCAAATTACTCAACTTTCTACTCAAATTACCGAATTTAACTCCAATCAAGGTAAAATTATTGATGGAGGTACAGTAAATTCACGTTTATTACGTTCACTTGATGCTAGAGATAAGGAAATTAGTAAAATTAACGATAAAATTTCTAATTTACAAGCAGAAAACGCAATTGAAACAGAAAAAATCAACGAAATTAAGATTGCTAACCTCGATTTAGAGAAAGAAGTAGGTGGATTTCGATTTGTAGCTGAAGCATTCGGTATTGAATTAAAAAATGTAGTAAAATTCTTCATATTTTTGATTGTAATTGTGTTTGACCCTCTCGCAGTTGCTCTAATTATCGCATTTAATGGTTTAATTTCTAACAAAAAACTCCAACAAAAAGAAAAATTAGTTGAAATGATAGAAAATGATGAAAAATTGGGGTTATATGAAATTTATGGTGATAAAACAGAGGATGTAGTTGACGAAACTGCTTCTAACATTGAAAAAATTCAAGAAGAGGAAGAAGAAACTTCAAATTTAAAATGGGAAGAATACATGCATCCAGAATTTCCATGGAATAATCGTAAATTGTGGATAAATAATCCAAAAGCTGTAAATTATTGGTTAAACACCAAAAAAGGAAGTGTTAGGGATTTGGCTAAATTCCGTAACGAAGAAGAAAACATCAAAACTTACTAACCGCTTGTAAATACGAAATATTTTTCTTATATTTAAAGTATGAATATAGGATATGCGTGTATTAATATGTCGATGGGTAACAAGGTTACCACAAATCGTTCAATGGTGAAGAAAACATTCAATGCCAAAGGCTTGGATTACGTTTCGGAGTTGGCGTTAGCAAATGCCAAAGATATTATTAAGATATTAGAATGGAATCGTATCCATAATATCAATTTTTTTCGTTTATCATCCACTATTATTCCGTGGGGTGATGGTTTGGATTTAACCCAACTAAAAGATTACAAAGAAATTAAATCGGAGTTAAAGAAAGCAGGTGATTTTGCCAAATTTCATAATATCCGTATTAATTCTCATCCTGGCCCATTCAATGTGCTCCCTTCACCCAACGAAGAAGTTATTCAGAAAACTTTTGCTGATTTAGAATTACATGGTAAGATATTTGACCTTATGGGGTTATCTAAAACCCATTACAACAATATTAATATCCATTGTAATGGGGTATACGGAGATAAACAATCTGCGATGGATAGATTGATTACAAATTTCAAAAGACTCTCTCCAAGCGTACAAAAACGATTGACATTGGAGAATGATGATAAGGCTTCTATGTATTCCGTAAAAGATTTGATGTATATCTACGAACGAACAGGTATTCCTATTGTATTTGATTACCATCATCACCAATTTTGTACGGGTGGGTTAACCGAAGAAGAAGCTCTTAAACTTGCTGCCACAACTTGGCCAAAAGGTATTATACAAGAAGTTCATTATTCAGAATCAAAAGCATTACATGAAAATAATCCAAAAGAAAAACCACAAGCCCATTCGGTGTATATTAATGCCCTCCCCAATACATACGAGTTGGATGTGGACATTATGGTTGAAGCAAAAGGAAAAGAATTAGCAATATTACCATTTATAAAAACAATGTTATGAAAAAGTACGCACTATACATCGGAAGATGGCAGAATTGGCACAAAGGACATGAATGGTTAATCAATCAACAACTTGAAAAGGGAAAGAATGTTTGGGTGGCAATTAGAGATGTGGATGTAGATGAAAACAACCCCAAAACTGCCCAACAGGTAATGATTGAATTAACAAAAGAACCATTCTTTCAAGAAAATTGGAATCAAATTCATATATCTATTATTCCTGATATTGAATCAGTAAACTATGGTAGAGGTGTAGGATATGATGTAATATATCATGAACCACCAACAGAAATTGCTGAAATAAGTGGTACTAAAATTAGAAAAGGAGAAATATATTCAAATGGTAGTACAACGTAAGAGACATATTGCTAAAACCATCTCATATCGTATTTTAAGTACCCTCATAGGGTTTTTAATAATGTGGTGGATAAGTGGTTCAATTCAGATAGGGGCTGCATTTGGAGTTGTAGAATTAGTGTATAAACCAGTTCAATATTATATTCATGAAAGAATATGGTATAAATTTATAAAATACGGATTAAAAAAATAAATAAAAATATGAAATTAATTACAGACAAAGCATCAAACGGATTACAATCTAACGAATTTAGCGAGTTTTTGTTAACACGCGTTCCCAAAACAGAATTTACTGCTATTGAAGCAAATGAATTAGAAGAAACACTTAAAGCAGGATTACATCAGTATCCAGGTTTAGGTATTTCGGCAACTCAATTAGGTATTAAGAAAAGAGCCTGTTATATTAAATTTGGTGACGAAGAAACTGGTAGAGAACTATTTCTTTTAAATCCAGTTATTACAGAAAGGTCTAAAGAAGGATTTCTTTTTTATGAAGGATGTCTATCTATTCCAAAAACAATTGAAAAACCACTGAAAACTATCAGGTCTTGTAAAATTAAAGTTCAAACTGATAATTTGGGAGAATTAGAATTTGAAATTAATCCAGAAGGAGATAAAGTAGATGAAAGAGTTTCAATGGAAACAATGATGACAGTTATTGTACAACATGAAATTGACCATTTAGATGGGATAACTATTAAAGATAGAATTTATTCTACAACTATCACAAAGAAAAACAATTATGGTAGAAATGACAAAATTGTAATGAAATCACCAACAGGTGAATTAGTTGAGGTTAAATACAAAAAAGCAAATGATTATTTTTTAAAAGGATACGAAATAGTTTAATATGGAAATTTTATTAGGAATAATAATTGTACTATTCTTAACTGCATTATATATAGTTAGGAATCTTTTAACAAAATTAGAAAAATACGAAGAGTTTATAGAAAGAGAAACTCAAAGAAACCAAGCATTACTGGAGGCATTAAGAGAAATAGATTCTCGTGAAATGTTTGAGAAGGATGATGAAGTAGGTTCTATATTTTATCAAATAAAAGAAACTATCGAAAGATTCAAACAATTCAATTAAAATGCCAAGAAAAGCAAAAAGCAAACAATACTTCACAAAAGATACTGAAGATGCAATTATAGAATACAACCTATCGGATAATCAACGTATTAAAGATTTATTATATAGGGATAGAATTAAGCCTGCATTTGATAAACTAGCAGAAATAGTTTACAACAAATGGAAGTTTTCATATTTTGATGATGACCCACAAGATGTGATGTGTGAAGTTGTTGCTTTTATGATTGAAAAAATTCACATGTATAAAAATGGAAAAGGTAAAGCCTTTTCTTATTTCACAATTGTTGCGAGAAACTATTTGATTTTAAATAACAACGCAAATTATAAAAGATATAAAGATACGGATATAATGTCTGCAATGCCAGACCATTGGGATACTGAAAACAATTTTACAGAAGAAGTCCGTAATGATGACCATAGAACTTTTAATGTAGTAATGTTGAATTATTGGGATAAACATTTAGAAAATTTCTTTCCTAAAAAACGAGATTTACAAATAGCAGATTCAGTTTTAGAATTATTTAGAAGAGCAGAATACATAGAAAATTTCAATAAAAAATCTCTTTATCTACTTATTAGAGAGATGACTGGTCACCCAACTCATTATATTACTAAAGTTGTTAATAAGATGAGAGAAAGACAAATGGAACTATATAATGAGTTCGAAAGAGATGGTGACATAAAAATTTAATATTATGATTCAATTAGGAATATCCGCATTTTATCACGATTCAGCAGCTGCATTGCTTATAGATGGTAAGGTAATATTTGCAATAGAAGAAGAGAAGTTGTCAGGCATAAAGCATGACAACTCTTTTCCATTAAAAGCTATAGAAGCATGCTTATCTTACGCGCAAATTACAATAGATAAAGTAGATATCCTTTGTTGGTATGAAGTACCAAATATCAAATATGATAGAGTTAGTAAAACATTAGGAAAAAGATGGATTAAATATTTCAAAACTTGGAATAAGTTTAAAAAAGAATTTAAAGCAACAGAGGGAAATTTAAAAAAATATATAAAAGATGCTATTGGGTATGATGGTGTAATTACATTTACAAAACATCATTTATCTCATTTAGCGTTATCTTTTTACACATCACCGTTTGATGAAGCTATTGGAATTTCAATTGATGGTGTTGGTGAATGGGATACTATCTCAATTGCGGAATGTAATTCAAATGGTATTATTGAAATTAAAAACGTAAAATTCCCAAATTCATTGGGGTTAGTGTATTCAACTATAACTTCATATTTAGGATTTAAACCAAATAGTGGTGAGTATAAAGTAATGGGATTGGCTCCATACGGAGATTCTTCAAAATATAACGAATTATTTGATACATTAGCATCGTTGGATACGGTTAATTTAGTTAATATAAATCAGAAGTATTTTACATGGGAATATTCTAATACGGATATGTTTACATTGGATTTGGTTAAACTGATAGGATTTAAACCACGTGAACCTGAATCCAAATTAGAACAACACCACATGGATTTAGCAGCTTCTTTACAGAGATGGTATGAGAGGTGTTTATATTACATCATTAATAATTCATCTAGTTATTCTGGTAATTCAAATTTAGTGTTAGGTGGAGGATGTGCATATAATGGAACTGCTAATGGCAAAATCAAAAAACATTGTGGTATTAAGAATGTATGGATTCCCTACGCACCATCTGATGCAGGTTCTGCAATTGGAGCCTGTTTATATGTATGGCATGATGTAATTGGAAACAACAAAATAAAAGGTGGTGATAATCAATCTCCATATTTAGGACCCGAATTTAGTAAAGAATATGTATTAGATATTATAGATAGGATAGGAGATATATCTTTTAAATACTATAAAAATACCGATACATTATTAAGTAAAACTGCCGAATTAATTAAGGAAGGTAATATTATAGGTTGGTTTCAAGGTAGAACTGAATTTGGTGCAAGAGCATTGGGTAATCGTTCTATATTAGCTAATCCACATTTACCAGATGTAAGAGATAGAATTAATAAGGTTGTCAAAAAGAGAGAAATGTTTAGACCATTTGCTCCATCGGTAACTCACGAAGATTATCAACAGTATTTTAAATCAGAAGAGGATGTTCCATATATGAATCAAGTAGTTCAGGTTATTTCAGAAACTCCAATTCCATCAGTAACTCATGTCGATAATAGTGCAAGAATCCAAACAGTAACCAATGAACAAAATCCTTTATATTATAGTTTATTAAAAGAATTTGAAAAAGTAAGTGGAACACCTATACTATTGAATACATCTTTTAATTTAAGAGGACAAACAATGGTTAATGACCCATACATTGCGGTTACTACATTTAAAAATTGTGATATGGATTATTTAGTTATTGGAAATTATATAGTAAGTAAAATATCATAACTAGATAATTATATAGTAAAGAATAACATATTATGAGCACAGAATTTCAATTGTTTGATGGTAAAAATTTATCATCATTATTTAAAGATATTTACGATAATCAGCAAGTAAAGAAGAAGAACATTTCAGAAATGATTGAATCACTTCGTAAATTAATTAAGAGTGTAGGAGAAGCAACTGTCATAGCCCCTATTATTAGAGACTTAATTGATTCATCGATTAAGAATGATGACCATTTAATTAAGTTGGCTACAATTGCACAACGATTGGCTCAAGCTGAAGCTAAAGGAATTGGTGAAGATGGTTGGTTAAGTGAAACTGAAAAAGCACAATTACTAAACGAATTAGAAGATACTATAAATGAAGTAGAAAAAAAATCAGATGAAAAGTTATTAGATATTCAAGTTGAAATCGAAGAGATAAAAACTAAAATATAATGGCAGATACTCAAAGTAATATATTTGGCTTTTTAGCAACCGTAGATAATGTATACGGTACAACAACTGAATTGTTAACCAAAGAACCAGGTGAAGCAGGACTTGATGCTATTCCAGTATACAACGATAATAAAACATTTTCGGATAAAGATGCTAGGATGTATGGTGCTATCACTTATCGAAAAGAAAGTAGTATTAAAGTAGATGATTACGCATTTCCATTTGATAAAAATAATTTTACATTTCCAATTAAAGGTGAAACAGTAGTTATAGTAAAACTACATAATCAATCGTTTTATTTACCATATACAACCACTCCTTACTCAAATTATAGGAGAGATTATACAACTTATTATGCTACGTTAGAGGAAGATGTAGAAGTGCCTGCTGGAAAACAGGGTGGTGGTTCTATGGCTAATACTGCCGCTACTGGTGGTAAAACAAATGCAAAAACTAAAACTAAAGATAAAAACGAATATGTAGTAAATGAAAAAATTAAATTTTTAAAACCATCAAACGGTGATACTATTATAAGTGGTAGAGTTGGTAATACAATTCGTTTTAGTGAGTTTTTTTTAACTGAAGATAGTAAAACATCATCTCCATCTATTTTTATTCGTAATAAACAGAATCCAGAATTAGATTCAAAAAAAATAGGTGAATTAGTAGATGAGGATATTAATAAAGATGGTACATCGATTTATATAACTTCCGGTAAAGTTAAAGTACCATTTAAAGAAACCGTAGTCAAAACTAAAACTGCATTCAAAGAATATCCATCATCCGATTCTTTAAAGGGTGACCAATTATTTATAAATTCTGATAGAATAATTCTTTCTTCAAAAGCAAGTGAATTTATTATATTTGGTAAAGGAAATACGGGTATATTAACTGATGGTAATTTTACAATTGATGCAGAAAAAGAAGTATATGTTCACAACAATAAAAATATAACAATACACTCAAAAGGTTCTAATCAAATATTCCTTAATTCAGATAGTGGTAAAATATTTTTAGGAAAGAATACAGGTATTGGACAAGATGGAGCAGATGTACAACAAATGGTATTAGGTGGAGAGTTGGTTGCAATATTACAAGATTTGATACTTGCAATTTTAAATCAAAATTATCTAACCCCATCTGGTCCTAGTAAATTGGGTCCTGAAAACGCAGCTACATTTCAATCAATAAACAACCAATTAAAAACTATATTATCTGCTAATAATTATTTAAGTAAAACCTAATGGCTATAAATTTAAATGCAGCGAAACAACTTTTTAAGGGAGGAATTTCAAATAGTTGGACGGATTTTTATTTAAATATGTCATTAGAAATGGCAGAAAATGTTGCTAAATCTAAAATAGCAGGAGTAGGAGCTTCAGTTGTGGGAGGTACTTCTGTATTGGGAGATACTGGTGTTATTGGAGATTTTTTTCCTGAACAAGATTTGGCAAATATAGCAAACAATTACTCGTTTGCTCAATCTTTAACCGAAGAATATGATAAAGCTATAAGAGGTGGTAAAACATTGATAGGAGGTGTTCCATTTGAAGGAAATACCTCATTAATGGAAGCAACTTTACTTTTAATTTTAAATACAACCACATTAAGTAAAACAGGAGATTTATTAAGGGATATCGGACCAGCAATTCAGGCATATTGGTTGGGGGCTACATCAGCTAAAATACCCGTCCCAAATATACCATGTATTGGTGCAGTTGCAAATTTAACAACAAATGTTGGATTGAATTTATCTCCTGGAATATGGACACCAATTGTTGTACCACCAATGGCAAGTATTTCTCCATTTTTATTTAATTTTATAATATCCGCATCAGTACATTTGCTAACTGTAGGTGGATTATTTACCTGTAATTGCACATATCCCCCACCAGCACCGCCTGCACCTGGAGTATTACCTTGGGCGGGTTATTTTGTTAAACCATTTAGTGGAAGTCCATTGAGTTCTTTAGATTTTAAGGATATGGTATCACTTGCGGGTGGTATAGCAATAGTTGGTGTAGATGCGTTAGTCGGTGTTTCTAGTGAAATAACTCAAACTGAAAATCAAAATGACGTAGTTTCTGCAGTTGGAGCAGCTATAGCTAAAGGATTTATAGAGGGAGAACAAACACAGGAACCAGAAATTGCAGCAGCTATAAAATCTATAATATATGGTGATGAAGCCGAATTAATAGAATCATCTACACTACTTGCCTCAAGATAAATCGGTGTAAATTTTAACTTATTATATTTATTAACAAATAGAACAATAATTTTTATGAAATCAGACATTTTATTATCACTAATTAAAGAAGTGGTTAAGAATGAAGTAAAAGCACAAGTGAAAGAAGAAGTTGCTAAACTTATCAAATCTGGTGCGGTTACTTTAAATTTACCAAAAAAATCAACCGCTCCTACTCTAAAGGAAGCAATTAAATCGGTAGACCCATTTGAGGCTGCAACTTCCGCGTTACAACAAAGTAGAAAAGTAGTGCAACCTCAACCAAAACCTCAAATCAAAAAGGAATTTTCCAAAGACCCGATGATTAATGAGATTCTTAATATGACTCAACCATTTTCAGCAGAGCAACGTAAAGAGGGAGCCCAATCAGTTGGAAGTGTATTAGATATGATTAAACCAGAATTAAGGGTTGATGAAAGTGATTGGGAAACTATGGATTTTAGAGAATCAAATATTCCTCAAAACATTCCACAACAATTGGAATCAACTGGTGATGGATTACAGGATGCTACAATAAAAGCATTAACAAGAGATTATTCAGAATTAGTAAAACGATTTAAATAATGGCAATAGAGTTAGGTAACGTAAAAGTAGCAGATTTAGCGGAAAATGATTATAAAATATTAGGAATTGGGATAAATAAATCTTCAAATTCTAATGGCGTATTTTCTACAAACTACACTACTCTAACTCAAGCAAAAGATAATTTAAAAAACCTAATACTAACAAAAAAGGGAGAAAGATTAATGAATCCTGAATTTGGGTGTGATGTTTGGTTGGTGTTATTTGAACAGATGGATGGTGCTACAATTGAATCAAGAATTGAAACATCTATTGTAGATGCAGTTGATACTTGGTTACCATATTTAAGTTTAACTTCAATAGTATTTGATTACGATGATAATGATATTGATACAAACAGAATATCGTTAGACATTCAATTTGCGTTAGCATCAAATCCAAATTTAACAGAATCAGTACAAATAAATATAAATAATTAGTAATGGCAATTAATCCATCAAATACAAGTTGGGGTAGTGATACAAAAAACATCAATTACATTGGTAAAGATTTTGCTACGTTTAAGCAAAATTTGATAGATTTTACTAAAACCTATTTCCCAAATACATATTCAGATTTTAATGAAGCATCACCTGGTATGGTGTTTATTGAACAAGCTGCAGCAATTGGAGATGTTCTTTCATTTTACCAAGATACTCAATTAAAAGAATCAATGTTATCACACGCTACGGAACGTAAAAATGTGGTATCATTGGCACAATCTATGGGGTATAAGCCCAAAGTAACTTCACCTGCTATAACTACATTAACCGTTTATCAATTAATACCATCGGTGTATAATGCACAAAATAACAGTGGTACAAATTATGAAGCTGATTCTAGATTCTACTTTAAAATAAAAGCTGGATTTGAGGTACAATCATCCACAAATAGTAATGTATCGTTTATAACAACTGATGCAATTGATTTTGCAAACCCAACTGATAGGACAATTGAAGTATATGAAAGGGATGCTATAACAGGTACTCCTACTCAATATTTAGTATCTAAAAAAATTAAAGCCATATCAGCTAGAGAAAATACTACTGGTATTACATTGGGTAGTGATACGGATTATCCAACTATCCAATTATCCGAAACTAACATTATACAAATAGTATCAATAGCAGATTCTAATAATAACAAATATTACGAAGTTCCATATTTGGCTCAAGAAAGTATATTTGTAGAACAACCTAATGTGAATGAATTATCATATTATTCTGGTTCAGTACCATATATTTTAGAAGTACAAAAAGTACCTCGTAGATTTTCTGTAAAAATTAATTCAGATAATACAACCGAAATACAATTTGGTAGTGGTGATGTTAATTTAAGAGATGAGCAAATTTTACCTAATACAAAAAATATAGGATTAGGTTTGGCAAATTCTATTAATAGATTAAATCAAGGAATTGACCCATCCAATTTTTTAAAAACAAATACATTTGGTATAGCTCCTGCTGGACAAGTATTAACTATAAAATATTTAACAGGTGGTGGAATTGCATCAAATGTGAATGTTGGTGATTTAACGAAAATTCAAAAAATTGAATTTGATGATGATTTATTGGCCATACCAACTGGAATTGTTGGAATGTATAATTCATTTAAATCATCGATTGCAGTAGAAAATTTAGAACCTGCAATAGGTGGTAGAGGAGCCGAATCTATTGAAGAAATTAGACAAAATGCTTTAGCAACATTTGGTTCACAAAACAGAGCAGTAAC